CTTTTCCACCATCAGCTACATAACGAGCTGCTATCTGGAGTTCTTGAGGTAGACTTTCAAAAAACTGCTTTGGAGTTTCACGTCTTACCTGATTAGCTTTTTCTTCTAAGTTAGCTTCAATTAATTCTTCCCAGTCTTTTGCGCTATAGTCATCTAATGATTTTTCATCATCAAATGGTACAATCTTATCATCTTTAATAAGCTTAGAAAACACATCAGATATTCCTGATATACTCTTTCTACCTCTTTTTTCTTTAACCTCTTCTTCCTGTTCTTCACTAACATCACCAAATACTTCATCTATAGATGTTCCTTCAACTTTTTTCTCTGCTTTATCGTCAACTAACTCTTCATTACTTTCTTCCTCTTTTTCTTCTTTTTCCTCTAGTTTACTTAAAACATCAGTTGCGTCATCATTATCAGGATCAGCAAATGACATATCTGCTTTTTCATTTAACCCTGAAAAAATATTTTTATGTTGAGACTTATTATCTTGAATCATATCAGCACCGCTTGGAGCAGCGTTAAATATTTCATCTAAATTAATATCTACATTCTGTTCTACTTTACTTTTCACAGGTTGTGTTTCTGTTGTTGTACTCATAATTATATTGGTTTTAATATATTAATACTTCTTATACATATAATATAAGAAATGTTGTTTAGATAATCAACAAGTTAAACTTAAAATATTTTAATAAAAATAAACTTTTAAGCAATATATAGCTAACACTTACTTTTTATCCTTATTATTTTTAATATCATACTTGTTTTTATTTTCTCTTGCAATTTGAAGCTTGGTATCAGCTATCTGTTTAGAGGCTGCAATCTTTTCCCTTTCAACAGCAAGTTTGTTATTTTCTTGAGAAAATTTAGTTGCACTTTCCTGGCGTTTAAAATTCATTTGCTCTCTATACTGAGTAGATTCTCTTATGTTCTTCATAGCATCTTGATAATCAGATTCTTGATTCTGATTAATATCAGATTGAGATCCAAATCCAGCAGCTCTTATTTCAGCTAACAGTACATCATTTCTCCTATCTTTTTCATTTTCAGACATTTCAACTTGTAATTTTTGCTGCTCTTCTTGCGCTTTAGATTGAAGTTGCTGTTCTTGCATCTGACGTTGCTGTTGCATTTCTTGTTGTCTTTGATTTTGTATTCTAGTTTCAGAGTCTTTAAGTATGTCAGATACTTCTGCAATTGAAGTAGCTTTAACTATATTACCTAGCTCGTATATACTTGCGCCAGTAGTATTATTAGTTAATGCCATTTGCTTTAGATTTTCTAATATTGCTCTATGATTAGTTTTAGTAGTAGCAAATACATTAAAATCTCTAAGTAATAAATCTGTACCGTTAATAGTAAAATTAACTTTTTCAGCTTCTGTAGATATATACTGCAATCTAATACTCGGATTAGTACTGTAGTAATACTGAGCTAAATCAGTTCTCATCTGATGCACACGTGGCATTAAATGATCAGAATGCTGTACAAAATACATTTCTGTCTGTGCATATGATTGCTGCATTGCTTGTACTACACCCGTAGCCGTTTGTGCTGATACAGCTCCTCCAAGACGTTGTGGGTTTATACCTATTGCATCAAAACACTGTTGTTTAAAATAATTAGCAAGTTGAATCCTAGACATTAATCTATTAGTCTGCTCCATATTAAGAGTCTGGTAATGATTAAAGTTAGTTGCATTTTCAGTATTGGTTATAGATGTATCAAGCGGTAGCATTTGAAAATCTTTCATTGCTACAAATGCTTTAGCATAGTTATTTTTACCCCAATCTTCACCCATTGAGTGACGTGGTAATGCATTCTGATCAAACATTATTACAGTACCTAGTTCATCTATTAAGATATCTGCAATTTGATTATTGACCATGTTATATCCAACCTGATAAGCCTTCATTAAATCAACTAAAGATGTAGATCTAGTATTTCTATCTGAAAAAACTCTACCCTCTACAGGTAATTTACAACCATATAAAGAATTATCACCTTTAAACTGAAAGGGAAGTCTTCCAGGTTTAGTCCTGTTAATACCTAAATAAATAGGATTAATATTATCACCCATTGTAGACCTCCACATTGCAGGTAAATTTGGACCAATCTTTACACCTCCCCATACTTCATTAATCCATATCCAATCTATGTGCTCACCTTGTAATAAGTTTTCTTTACTTTTTTGTTTAAATATAGATGTATCATATATAGCCTTTTTAGTCTTCTTAAATGTTTCATCTATAATTTCCTGTGTTACCTCGCCATCTTCTTCAATTTTAGTTAAGTGACCAACCTTCCTTTGAGTCTTCCAGTATATAGTAGCTATTCTCATTAGATCTCCTTCACCCCACATAGATACATCTTCATTCTCATCTAATATTTGACTAAGAATATCACCACCTCCTGCTGGATCGTTCCAGTAGTTACTAGTAAACTGTCTATATGCTAAACCTGGGCTATTAGTATTCCACTCATGAGATCTAGTTGCGTCATAGTAAGCACCATCATTTTGGTAACCATTTACTTGATATTGAGCTGATTTAGCTGGATAAATTTTTTGTAATGACTCTAGTTGACTAGTATCCATTAAGTATCCATACTTATCTACAACGTCTGATACAGTCATTAAATCAACTTTACCTACATAGCTTGAGTCAGCTATATACCTTTGATCAGGAGACTTCTGGTAGAAAGTTAATAAAGGATTCCAAAGCTCTACATCATAATCATCTTCTAGCATTCTAAAATGCCAAAATTCTCTATCTGCTATAAGCATATCTCTAAACCCTCTTTCTTCAAGCTCTTGCATTTTAAATCTTTCTTCATCTACTGCAAGTTGATGAGATGCCCATTCTTCTACCATGCTTCTATAAGACTTACTAAAAAAATCTTCTATCTCAGGTAATGACTTTAATCCTTCTGGTGATAATTTTTGCTGAGCTTCTTCAGATCCAGGATCCATACCCATGTCAATCATCTTGCGTATTAGATTTGCTTCTGCATCAGCCAGTAATGATTCTTCAATCTCAACTTTTTTAGCATCAAGCATTTCATTATAAGATGCATCATCTATTGCTCTAAACTGTACTCTAGAGTATCTTTTAGCAAACTCACCTGTTAATACATTAATCACATTTGGAACAATAGGATAAAACTTTAACTCTAATGCAGAATCATTCTCTGTAGTTAAAACATCCATTAAGTCTTTATAGTCATTATCTGGCTCAACTATATAATCTGTTTTGTCAATAATTCCTTTTGCTAATTTGTAATTTTTTAGCAAACGTCTTGAATTAAGCTTTAAGAATTCTATACCTTGTAATTCTAACCAATCTAGATTCCAAGCAGCCCAATCATCAGTTTTCTCTTTATAAGGTAAAAACTGAACTGGTTGTGTTAAACTAGAAAAGGTAGGCCCACCATCAGATTTAGCCCCACCCTTTAATTGCATTGCATTTAATACTCTCATACCAATTTAGTCTATTTTATATTTTTAAATCCAGATCTTCTTTTTTTAGAACTACCAAAAGCCTTATTACGACCTATATTTCTAAAAGGACCACTATACTTTAATTTACTGAATTTTTCTGAATTAACCAAAGAATTGTCTTCTGATTCACGTCTCTTAGTATAACCTCTATTTGATTGTTGAATTCTAACAAATGCAACTAATGCGCCAAATGCTACTAATCTATCCACGTTTAAACCTGGATAATAAGCTAGCATTTCTTTTAATAGCATAGGGTCTGGTATTCTTTCTATACCTAATGTGTTAGTCATAACGTTTCCATTCTCATCAAGATCTTCATCTATTACCTCTCTTAAAAACTCTATAGCATATGATATAAGATGACTTTTAAATAAAGTACCTGTATTCTTCCATCCATACTCTTGGTATACTGTTTTATTTGAACCTAGATCTTTTAAAAAAAGTATCTGCTGTTTAGGAACAAGATATCGTTGCTTTCTTTTTGCAATCATGTGTTGTATAAATAAGGATATGTTATTCTCAACAATTGTCCATGCATTATACCATTCAATGATCATCTCTAATCTTTCATGTGTTTTATTTATATCATCAAAACGTCCACACCATGCAGCAACAATCTTATCCTTTTCTATAAATTGCTCTACCTCACCAGAAACTGTAGTTCTAGTTACTTCCACTGCATTTTTATATATGAAAATACTACACAAAGAATCTGAAGTAGTAGTCTTACCTTCTGATACTGGATCAATAGAGCCATAGTACATTCCAAACGAAGGCTTTTTTACTGGTCTTTCCCAAACTACTATAGAACCAGTTTTATCTATTTCTTTTTTATTAACAGGAAACGTAGATATAGGTATCTTCCTTGTTCGTTTAGCTTTTATGCCTGTGTTATCTCTGTCTAATTCAATTAGCTCATAAGGATACTCTTTTTCCTCAATTTTTTTAAGTTGCTTACTTAATATACCTTGCGGAAATATAGACTCTTTTCTATATGCAAATGCCTCTGAAATATTTAGAGGCTTTTGTGATATTCTAAGTTGGAATTGCTCACCACTTAATTCATTTTTCCATTTAGACCTTTCTATTTTTATTGCTTCTATTGCTTCTTCTACAAGTGAATTACCAAACTTATCAATATAAGGAGGCATAGACCATTGC